GATGCGTTCACGGGATAATGGACAACGATAACTGGCACTTGAGCAAGTCTGTACCGATTACACTGATCTTTGGCTTACTTGTTCAAGGGGCAGCTATCGTATGGACAGTTAGTATGATGATGTCTGATATAGAAGCTAACAGAGAAGACATCGTAGCAATAGAACAACGTATGGGCAGGTTAGAAGACTCTGTGCAAAGTCAAGCAGTAGCACTTGCCCGTATTGACGAAAACATAAAAGCAATAAGATCATCAGTAGAAAAGATGGCAGACAGAAATGATTAATAAGGTTTGCCATAATGATAGAAGTATTAGCTTTAGCAGGTGCAGTTACTAAAATAGCTGGTGCAGTTAGTTCTGCAGTTAAAGCTGGTGGTGATGTAGCAGACTTACTGCCTCACTTTGGTAAGTTAGCTAAGTTAGAAGCTGACATAAGTATAGCTGAACAGGGTAGGCACAAAGGCCCACTAGGTAGACTTACCTCATCTGAAGAAGAAGGCTTTGCAATTGCACAAGCTAAGATGAAACACAAGGAAGCACAGAACGAATTACGTGAAGTGTGTAGACTATACGGACCACCGGGCATGTGGGATCTTGTCGTAAAAGAGCAAGCTGCTGCTAGGGTTAGACAGAAAGAAGCACTAGAGGCACAAGCTAAAGCAAGAGATAAATTGTTTTGGGGTTTATCTTTAACATTAGGTGTGATAATATTTGTAGGTGGTACGGCTGCAATGATCTGGGGTCTTAACGAAGTAGTAAATGGATAGGTATTAATATTATGGGAATGACTAAAGAACAATTAGCTAAAGTAGAAAAATTAACTGCTGGTAATCCTGCAGCTAAAGCTCGTATTGAGGCTGCTGCTAAAAAATTAATGCAATCCAAAGGTCTTATGAATAAAGGCGGTGTTGTAGCTTTTAATCAAGGTGGATCTTCACAGAGCAATTATGCAGCTTATAGAAGTACTGAGGGTTATGAACCTCAAGAGGGAACGCAAGCTTATATAGATAAATATGGTCAAACCGAATCTACTAATGAAACAACAATTAATCCTAATAATTTACAAAATACTCAAGAAGATGTAACACAGCCTAATCAAACACTAGAAGATATGATGAAACGTAATATAGACACTGGTAAAACAGATGTTAAAACAGGGGTTACTTTTGACAGTCCTTTTAAGGGCGATACTTACACAGAACAAAATATACCAGAAGGTTTTGATTATACTTCTTTTTGGGAAAATTTATCTGAAGAAGATAAACAAGAAGTTATACCTAACTATCAAGATTTTGGTGAAGGCGCTATAATTTCATCTATATTTGAAAGTATGGAAAATGATACAGGCAGTAATTATTATAGTGAAAATACAAAAGAATATGTAGATAGATTAAAAAGTAAAGTTAAATCAACTATGCCCGTAGAAGAAAAATCTTTTACAGAAAATCTAGATACTTTACAAAGTGATTTATCTAGAGCAAGAGTTGATTTATCAAGCATGCCAAAAGGCGTAGCACCTCCTGCAGAAGATGAAATTGACACTAGGACACAAAAAGAAATAAACGACTATGCTGCGTATCAAGCTACTGCTGAAAATGTAAATAATTTAGAAGGTCAAGTATCTGTTGCGCAGCAAGCCGTAAGAACTTCTTCTGTTCCCGGAGCAAGTGAAGCTACAGCAATAGCAGCCTCAGATCCTATGTCTCTTGTCGCTACACAAGATGTAGAAAAAATTGGAGATCAAAGTGCTGAAGCTTTAGATAGTCAATTAATACCTATTGGTACAGGTATGGCCGGTAAATTAGATCCACAAAAGTTATTAGAAGATACTACAGCTGGTATGTCATTTGTAGGGGGTAACGGACCACGTTGGGATAGTAGTAAAAATAAATTCGTACTTAGTACTATGACTCCCGGAGAAGCGCTACAAGAATTTACAGCAGCTGAATTAATTCAAAAATATAAACCTGAGTTAAATGTAAATGATTATGTTACCGGACCTCAAGTTGATGTTAGTACCGTAGGAACTACAGCACAAGCAGATGATCCTACTAAAACAGATGCAGCTACTTATGATGCGGATAAAGTTTCTACAAAAGTCTCAACAGAAGTAGATAAACTTAACCCTGCACAACTAGAGGATTTAACTAAAAAAGTTGTAGCTCAAGGTATGCTACCAGAAGATTTAGCTCAACTAGATCTTGACCCTGCTCAAATAGAAAAAGTAAGAACAGTTGCAGATATTGCAGATTTAGTTCTTACTGATGAACAGAAAGTAAAGGCAGCTACTTTAGCTAATAGTGGTATACCTTTACCTAAAGCTATTGAACAGGTTACAGATAAAACATTTGAAGCAAACCCTCAAAAATTTGAGAGTGCTACACCAGAAGCTCAAGCAGCAGTAGACTATGATCTGGGTGAAATTGAAGGTGTACAAAGTGTTGTAGATAAAGAGACTGAAATTGTAAATCCACAAGGATTAGATTTATCTCCTGAACAGTCAGAAGAAATTACTTCTGATTACCAATCTAGTTTAGAAGCAGTAACAGGTAAGGTAGAAAAAGGGGAAACTATAAATCCCGAAGATACTTATAATTTAACTCCAACTTCTATTGCAAGTATTAATAAAGAAAAAGTAGAAGACCCTGCTACCATGACTGACTATCCTACTGCAGGTGGTGCTGATACTGACTATAGAAGTACCATTGAAGGTGCAAAAGGATCTGTTGGTGTAGATGAATTAATAAATGCAGAAGCAATAGGTATTAATAAAGAAGTTGTTAATCAATCTGTATTTGCTATTGCTAAAACAATGGAAGAAGTTAATGAAGCAGCAGTAATGAAAGCTGCAACATTAAATCAGACTACCCTTGCAGAAGGTGTTGTAGGTGCAGTTAATCCTATGTCTACAGTTCAAGGCCAAATGTCTGAACTTATGAACCAGTTTAATGATGGTACACCAGCATGGGCTGCAGGGGCTATGAGGGCTGCTACAGCAGCTATGTCTGCTCGTGGGTTAGGTGGTAGCTCAATGGCAATGGCAGCTATCACACAGGCTGCTATTGAGTCTGCGTTACCAATTGCACAATCTGATGCTAAGTTCTATCAAGATATGGATATGACTAACCTTAGTAACCGTCAGGCTACTTCATTAGCTAATGCTGCAGCTTCTCAAGGTATAGAGCTTAGAAACCTTGATAATATGCAAGCAGCTGCATTAAAAAACAGTACTCAAGCTTTTGATTTACAGTCGCAAAACTTAACCAACCTTCAAGAAACTGTACTGGCTAACTTAAATGTTAAAGCTTCAGTTCAAAATAAGTCATTAGATATTAATGCTCAAGCATCTATAGCTAATGCTGCTCGTTATGCAGAAATGAATAATATCAATTTAAATAACAAGCAACAGTCTTTACTTCAAGAGTCCTCAGAAAATTTACAGATTGAACTCTCAGAATTAAGTAATGAACAGCAAGCAGCAATTTCTTCACTGCAAGTTAAAGCATCTTTAATGGGTCAAAACTTAAGCAATGAACAGCAAATGGCTGTACTGGAGTCTACTCAAAACTTTGAAGCTGCTGAGTTTGATGCCTCAGCTAAACAACAAGCCTTTATGCAGGATGCTCAAGCTCAAGCTGCACTTGAAGGTAAGTCTATGGATATACGACAGCAGACAGCACTGTTTAATGCTAGTCGTATAGCTGAAGTAAATGATGTTAATCTTACTAATCAACAACAAGTTGCTTTACAAAAATCAACTGAAAGTCTTTCTATTGAAATAGAAAATCTCAATAGTCGTGAGTCTACTGCTCTTGCCAATGCACAACTTCGTGCTGCTTTGCAGGGTAAAGTTCTTGACAATAAACAACAGTCTGCTATACTAAATGCGGAAAGATATGCAGAAGCTAATAACATTAGCGTCACTAACGCACAACAAGCTGTTGTTCAAGAGTATGCTGCTCGTACTACAATGGAAGGTAAAGTACTAGATAATCAGCAACAAGCTGCAATATTTAATATCGCTAATCAAATACAAGAACGTGGGGTAGAGTTAAGTAATGAACAACAAGTAGAGTTATTTAATACTACTAATAACTTAGAGGTAGAAATGGCTAACCTCTCAAATAAACAACAGACTGCTCTCGCTAATGCACAGATTGATGCCGCTCTTAGAGGGCAGGAGTTATCTAATTTCCAGCAATCAAATGTTTTAAATGCTGCAAGAGTCAGTGAAATTGCTAATATTAACTTTACTACCGAACAACAAACAGCAATACAAAATTCTAAGTTAGCTCAATCATTTGATATAGAGAATCTTAATGCTGAACAGGCGTTATTACTTGCTGATGCTGCAGCTATGACTGCTATAGACATGTCTAATTTAGACAAAAGACAGCAAGCTCAGGTTCAAAATGCTCAAAACTTTTTACAATTAGATATGGCTAACTTAAACAATGAGCAACAGACTGCTATATTTAAGTCGCAACAAAACATCGGAGCTTTACTTTCTGATCAAGCTGCAGAAAATGCAAAGCTACAGTTTAATGCAGCATCTGAAAATCAAGTCAATCAATTCTTTGCAGATCTTTCTGCTAATGTTAATAAGTTTAACACAGAGCAAAAGAATGTAATTGCACAGTTTAATGCAGGGGAAGAAAATGCTGGTGCTAAATTTGATGCTCAATTAGAATCTGCAAGACAGCAGTTTAATGCTAGTAATGAATTAGTAATTGAACAAGCTAACACTAAGTGGAGACAGGATATAGTTACCTTAGATACTGCCGCACAGAATGATGCAAACGCTGCTGCTGCTACTATAGCGGCTAGTATTACTAGCTCAGTGTTAGATCAAATTTGGCAACGTGAACGTGATATGATGGACTATGCAGTAACTAGTTCAGAGAATGAAGCTGATAGAACTAATGCTATCATACTCCAAAAGTTAGCAGGTCAGTATAGCTTAGATGCTGCAGAATTAAGAGCAGAGTTAGAGGCTGACTCTCAAGTAGGTGCTGCTCTTTGGGATTTAGTTTTTGGTTAAGGGGATTAACAATGGCTTTTGAGCTATATAAACAAAAAGACATAAAACGTTTTAGACAAAGACGTGCTGAATTTAACAGTAGCAAAGCTAGGCTAGGAACTAGAGCGAGTATTCAAGGCTCTAAATCTTCTACAGGTCTTATGCAACAAGAAATGAATGAGTACCTGTACCCAGAAACTAAACCGGAAACTAAAGATCCGGTTGAAACAACAATGTCTTGGGCTAGTTTCATAGAAGAAAATAGGTCTAAAATGCCTAAAGTAGAATCAAAAGATCCGGTAGTTAAGGATAAGATTCCTACGCCTAGATCTAGGGATCAAGGTGGTCTTGATCCAAGTCTAGATGAAAAATCTGCAGAATTATTTAAAGACCCTTATTTTAAAGAAACATTTGATAGGATGGTTAATAAGTATGATCAAGTAACTAAGTATGAACTACTAAGAGTTATAGACGGAGAATCTAGCATGGACCCTACAGCTAAGAATCCTGATTCAAATGCTTCCGGTTTGTTTCAGTTTATACCTAAGGTTGCTGCAGAGTTAGGGTTTACCCCAGAAGAAATTAGAGATATGCCAGCTTCTTCACAATTAAAACTTTATGAAAAGTATTTAGATAACTATGATTATGATGGTAGTGTAAGCTTAGGTATAATGCAAGCAGCACCAGCTAAAAGAAATGCATCTCCTGATACTGTTATTTATAAAAAGGGTTCCGCTGCTTGGAAACAAAATCCTGGGTGGAGGGATAAGAAAACTGGTAATATAACTAAAGCAAGTATTGATGCGTATTACAGGAGAAATATGTAATGAAAAGGTTTGAAGCACCAATACCCGGACAGTCATTAACTAAAACTCCCGGTAACTATCCTTGGGAAAAAGAACCTAAGTTAGTAGATGTCGATGAAGTAATTAAAGCACATCTAACTAAAATATCTGAAGAGGATTCTATAGATAACTTACTGTTTATTTTAGAGTCAGGTCTGCCAGTAAATATTTTAGTTGAAACTATTTTAACTACTGCTGTTAGTAAAGGATTACATACTGTAGACGTAAGTTTGATTGTCGCACCAGTGATTCATGAGTTTGTTGTAGACTTAGCCACTGATGCGGGGGTAAACTTTAAAGAGTTCTTTGAAGACCCTAGTATGACAGAGCAAGAAAAAAATAGAAAAGCTGACATATTAATTAAAAAATCTTTAGCTGCTACTCCTGATGAAGAAAAAGATTCTGGGTATGATATGTTAAAAGAACTTTCTGGTACGACAGAAGCAAAAGCTGAAGAGCCTGTAGAAGAACAACCTATGAAAGAACAATCTAAAGGTCTAATGAGTAGAGGTACACAGAATGGTTAATTTAAGAGTTGCTGCAGGTGGAGCCGCTGCAAGATACCTACAAAAAGAAGATGAAAGAGAAGCTTTTATTAGAGAGCTTAGTATGAAAAATAGACAGTACCTTTTAGAAACTGGTGCTCAAAAACTGCAAGACTTAAGGGATCGTAGGGATGCTAAACTTTCTAAAATTAGTGTAGCTACAAGCTTAGGGTTTACAGAAGAAGCTGCTATTCTTTTAGATGCATCCGGTCAACTTGATAAACAAATATCAGAGCTTTCTAAACTTAGTGATGATAAAATTAACAAAGATAATATTAAAATGATTAGCGAACTTGTTGTAAATAAAGTAAATCCAGAATACAGAGCACAAGTATTAGAATCATTTTTAACTTCTACTAATTTTGATGTATCAGAAATACAAGAACGATTTGGTAATGCTATCTTTAATGCTGCAGAAGGTAGTGTAGAAAAAGCAAGTAAGATTTTATCTGAAGCTCCATCAGGATCTTCTATGTCTATAGATAATTTTGATATTAGCTTTAGACCTACTAGACCTATGACCACTGAAGATTTAAATACTGCAAATAAAGCAATAGATAATATTATCCAAGCTAATTTTGGTAATCTTTATACTGGAGATGGTGAAACCTATCAGGGAGAAGACGCACCTGAAGTTGGTAGAATTAGAAATGAAATGATGGAAGTGTATAAAAATACTTGGAACACCGCTACATACACTGGCAATCCTATAGATATACTTTATAGTTTAGGTGATAGTATTTACCAACAAACAAGAAAACAAGGTAGGCCAGCAGCAGGAGTTGTTGTAACTCCTAATTGGCAGGATTTACCTGACTATAATCAACCACCACCAACTGGAGGGGGATCTGATAATAGTGGTGCTGAAGAGGATTTAACCGATGAAAATCCTTATGAAAAAATATACCCTTTAAACCCATAAAGTAAGGTTAAATATGACTTCTTATTTAGAAAACATAGAAGAAAAAAACTTTTTAGATTTAAAAGATAACTACGATTTTCAAGTAGATCTTGTTAAGTTTTTTTCTGGTGGCAGATATAAAATGTCTCGTGAAGAAATGGAGAAACAGGGTTTTGAAAACTTAACTCGTAAGTTTGCAGAACATATGAGGTTTCAAAGCTGGAATGATGCCACTGCTTTAAAAGATTTAAACTATGTTAATAATAAAAAATTACCTCAGGGTGGTAAAGAATCTTTTGGTAATCTCTTACAGGCATGGGATAACTCTGAGGCTGCAGGTACTGGTGCTTGGAGTGGGTTAGGGGATTTCAGTGAGGCATTGATTAAATCTCCATCCACATACTTAGGTATGGGTAGCTTTGGTTTAGCTAAGGCTGGTGCTAAAGCTGCAACTAAAACTACACAAATATTAGTTAGAAAAAAACTAAAGGACTATTTTAGTAAACGGGTAGTAGCTAAAGGTATGGCTACTGGTGCAGTAACTGAAGGTGCTATCGGTGGAGTAACCTCTTACGGTGCAGGAGAGGTTCGTGAAGAGCTATTAAATCAAGAGTATACTACCTCTGATCTAATTAAAGACACTGCTATTAATGCTGCTTTTGGTGCTGTTGGTGGCGGTGTTGGCGCTAAGATAACAGAAAAGAAAGCTATCAATGTAGAAGAGTTACTAACAAAGCAAAAAGAATTAAATAAAAAGAACTCTTTAGAGGCAAGTAAAAAAGCAAATCAAAAAATTACCAGTACTAAACAAGAGTATAAGAGATTTGCAATAAACAAAACATTAGATATGGAAGCCACACTTGCAGCTAGAGCAGGTGATAAAGTAACTGGGGTAATTAAAGATCCGCTTGATCCTGAGAAGGTAAGTATGGGCCAGTCTATTTTAAACAGCATGCAAAATCCAGAAGTAAATGATGTATTTAGTTCTGGTTTAGATCTTACCACAATGAGATCTATTACTGCAGCAACTATTGAGATAGCAGAGAAACTAGACCTAAAAGATAACGAAAGGATCACAACTGCTGTCGCTAACTCTATTAATAGTAAGACCTTAGATGTTACTAAATTAATACCAGAAATTAGAGATAAGTATAATCTAACTAACGAACAATTTTCTTTAATATATTTAGCTGATCTATCTGCAGCAGGTAAAAAACTAGCCGAAGCATCTAAAATATCTAAAGCTGTCAGTAAGGTAGAGGCAGAAGCACCGTCAGAAATTATGGGAGATCTTACTAAACTTTCTAATAGGGGCTTATCAACCATTAATGATGTACAAGCAGCAGAAATATCTGCTAATGTAATTAAAAACTCTGCTGGTCGTAGTAAAAGTATGGTAGCTTATAACTTTCTACAAGACTTAGATCAAATGCGTATTGCATTTATGACATCACAACCTGCTACAACAGCCCGTAACGTTACATCTACTGGATTACTAGCTGCAGTAGAGATTAGTGATGAGTTTTACCGTGGTTTGTACAGAACTATAACAGGTAAAGAAGGTGGGGGAATAGGTAACACAGTCCGTAACATGTCCTCTACTCTTCGTGGATTAAGTATGGACAGTGCAACTGCACAGGTTGTTAGGGGCATGCTCCAAGAAGAAATGCCAGAAGCATATGCAAGAACATTTCATGATACACTAAGATCAGAAGTCTCAGGTCAAAGTCAAACAGCTTTTGCTAAAGCAGGTAGGTTCGTTAATATTTTTAACACTGCCACTGATACTGTATTTAAAGAAGCAGCATTCTTTAGTAGTTTAGATAGACAGCTAAGAACTGCAGGTAATGAAACTGTTGGTACTAATGCAAGAGATTTTATCCTTAAAACAGGTAAACTTGATAAGCTTGATAAGTCTATGGTGGACAAAGCCCTTGATGATGCTAATAGATTTACAATGCAAAGAACTTATATGGATGATAAATCTTTATTCGGTCAAGGCGCAAGGATGGCATCTTCAGTGAATAAAAAGATTCCCTTTCTTATGTCAGGAGCTTTAGGTGTACCTTTCCCAAGGTACGTAGCTAATCATATAGAAATGATTGCTGATTACACTCCGGGTTTAGGGGAGCTTGCTAAAAGATTTGAAAGTTCTTCAAGTTCAGACGCAGCATTTTCTTTTACAGGAGATCCATATAAATCTGTTGAAGATAGAAGAGTAAGGCAGTTTACTGGCGCAGGTTTAATAGCTCTTGGCTACTATTTAGCTAGTACTAAAGAAGGTGAAATAAATTATAAGTCCATAGAAAATTCTATTAAAGGTGAGGCTGATATTGCTTCTTCGTTAGGGTTTATTATTGCACCAGTATTTATTGGAGATTTATTCTACAGATACAACCAAGGACTTGCTATGCCAGAAAGCATAACAAATGAGGCTCTGTCTGTTGCAGGTGGTTTAAATGATATGGGGTTTGATCTTAGTGGTATTAAAGAAGTTATAAATTCTTTTTCTGAAGGTGGTATAACTGAAGGGGCTTCAAAAATGGGAGGTAATATTTTATCAACATTTACCTATCCACTAACTCCACTAAGAGATTTACAAGGTCAGTTTAGTTATGAGTCTGCTGGTGCCCCTTACACCAGAAGCCTAGCTTCAAGTTTAGAAGAAGATAAAACAGAAGAAACATCTGGTATGTTTGCAGCGCAAGCTACAAGATTTTTACCTGATTATGACTTTATACAATACACACAATCTTTTACTCGTAATGAAGGTAATGATATTGATTACTATAGTCCTTTTAATCCTATGCCTGTAGGCAAGATGAACCCTATTGCAAAGACTTTCACTGGTGTAGCTGGTAGTCCAACACTTACTGGCATACAAAGGGAAATGAACAGACTTAATTTAGAAGAGTATAAACTCTATGGAAACTCTAAAGTAAAAAATAATAATTTAGATTATGTAGTTAGGTACAGACTATCACAGGTTATGCATAAAAACTTTGAAGCTTGGAGAAAAGAAAAACTACCACTTGGTTCAGAGGTAGAGAATAAAACTTATGATGAAATAGAATCAGTAGAATTAAAGAAAGAAATTTTTAAGGGGTTTATAGATCGTCAGGTGGAGCATCAAATAAAGAAAACAGAAGAATGGTTTGGCAGTCTTATAGGTCAAAGAAATAATATGAAAGCTAGGGGTTATATTCGTAATAACTATTTTCTGAAGATAGCAGAGCAAGGCGACAGGATATTTAACAAAGCCGCATCTGATTTAACAGGTAAGAAATTTAAAACCTCTAAAGAATATTTAGAGGACTCTGAAAGTATAGAAGAAGAACTAGAGAGACGCCAGAGTTTAATAGAAGCTGTAGGTAAACTAGAGACTAAAATCCCTAAGTTTCAACAAACCCCCTAGTCATCTTCACTTAACATATAGTCTGCCCATTCATATGCTGCTCTTTTAATATCAGACATTTGAGAGCCTTTGCTATTAACAAGCAACCCAGCTAGGGCTTGCCCAGCTAGGTAACGTCTTGCAGTTAAAGGCTTAGTATCTTTAGGGGTACGCTTATTCTGTACGTACTTCTTAGCTTCTGTTTCTAGTTTTGTTTTCATTCTCTTTAACTTTTTCTAGATTGGAGAAATAAGCTTTGTTAAAACCAAACTCCCAATCACGATTATCTTTAGTATTAGGACGGTAGGGATTCCCTAACCGTCCTTTTTTAAATGCGTCCATACCTTTTTGAAAAGCATTCATTTATGGATCTCCTTCATAGTCTCTAACATTTTACGTAAGTACCATTCTGCTTTTTCCATATCTTCAACAGGCTTACTTTTGTAACCGTGTCGATGCTGATACTTAATTAAGTTTCCATGACAGTAACCTTTAAACTCCTCTGGTGTTAGTACTTGTTTAATGTAGTCTATGCACTCCACTCCCTCACCTAGCTTATAGTGAGAGGGGTTGTTGACCGGATCATAACTCATTTGATTTCCACTAGCTCCGCTTCTGTGTAGGGGATGTGATAGAACGTTTCATGTTGAGGCATTCTATGGTTTGGGCCTGTAGGTTTTTGGATACAGGCGTCTGTCATTTGAGTGCCACTAATCTTCCATGCTTTATTATAACTTTTATTAAAGACAAAGAAGTTTAAGTTATCTAAGTTGTCTTTATACTTTTCTACTAATCTTCGTTTACGTGCAGGTATTCTAACCTCTGCCCAATGGGTAGGCCAATCACCATTCCATTGTGCCTTACGTTCAGCTTCATGATAATGTGTAACCCCATTCTTTTCTGACTTAACATCTGCATAGTAGTCTTCAGTAGAACTAAGGATCGTATGTCCTTCAGCTTCTAAGTATTTGATAAGTGCTTCTTTAGATGGTGCGTCAACTTTGTCATAAACTTTTTTTCTGAAAGGTCTTACATATACATCCATGATGTACTCCTTTGTGGTGAGATTTGAATTATATACTCTTTGGTATCTCAAAGCAATAGGTATTTGCAGTTGAATCCGGTGAAGGTTTAGTGCTCACTAACCTCTCTTCCATTGTTATCGCTACCTTCATACATGTGTTGTAATCAGGAAACAAAGAATGAAAAGCTTGCACTTTCATATTACCTTGAAAGGTCATAATGAGCACTAAAACATACATTAGAACAGACCTGACAGAACATCCACTGTCATTGGGATTACAACTTCTGCTACTACTATTGTACCTACTAGGAATGTCATTACTTCAAACATATTTTTCTCCTTATGTTATGTCTACCATTTCACACACATCACCTGTACAGGCCATTGTCTGCATTGATACTGTGTTGTCTTCTTTTTCGTACTCTGAAAGCCCTGACCAATCAATAGCTTTAGGCATAGTCAATAGTACATTGCTGTAAGTATCACTGTCAACCTCTTGATAAGGTGCTTGTTGATAGGTATGTTCATTGTATGGTAGAAATGACACACCTGACATTTCATCAAAGTATTTATAAACAAAGGCACCTACTTCAAACCACTCATCTTTCTTAACGTTAATTGTAACACTTGGTTTATGCTCACACCATGATCTCTGGTAGGACAACCACATTTCTAGTTGCTCAATAGCAGTCATGTCTGATGTAACGACAGAACCTTTAGGTGATTGAATAGGGAAACTGAACACTGTTGTTTGATCTGGCTTCATAACACAAGGCTCACTGGGGATACCTTGATCTTTCATAAACTGTGTCAACGGATCTTTATTATCACCACGCACAGTACGGATATAATAGGGACTGTGGCGAGCATGTATGCCACTGGCACTATCCACCAGTTGTGAGACTGTTCCCGATGGTTTGCAGCATGTAATTGCAGTAGCCACAGGTATACCAAGACGGTCAGCCCATTCAGCATTAGTAGAAACACAGATCCTACGAAGATGTTCAAGAGTATCCTCCAGTCCTTTATTCTTCTTGGTCATAAGAGGATTGTCCATTATCCCTGTGAGTGACACACCAAGCAGTCGTTCTTCTTCTGTATTTCTAGACCACACCTTTCGCAAGTAGGGGAACTTAGTGTATGTGGATTGGATAGTTCCCAGAATTGTTGCCAGACGGACTTTTCGTTCAAGATCGTCAACACTGTCTGTTGCACGGACAACAACCTCTGTAAGATTACAGAACTGATATGGACGCAGGATAATTTCACTGCAAGGATTAGTTCCAAACTCAAAGTCTGCATTACGCCTACCATTCTTAGCAGCCTGTACCTTACTTGCTTGACGATTAAATACACCACGTTCTCCACTCCCTGACTCCACCAATGCCATCCACTCTCGCATGAATGATACAGCATCTGGTTTTTCTGTATAGCTAACACTGTTATTAGCTAAGGCACGTTGTGGATCGTTTTCCCACCATGCACCTGACTTAGCATGGCGCATACGATCATCACTAAGGTTACTCAAAGAGATCATAGCTGATCTACGTACTCCACCTACAACTACTACCTCACCAATCTTACACATAATGTCATGACACTCAATGCTAGATAGCTTACGTCCTTGTGAAGATTTGAAGGTATTAATTACAAAGTTAAACAGATCTACCAAAGGTGCTGGGCCAGATGCTCTACCACCAAACGTCTTTAGTTTAGCACCAGCAGGTCGAACTTTAGATACATCCCACTTGGGAATCTCACCACTGTAAAGGAGTGCAATCAATTGTCGAAGACCCTTAGCCCAAG